GTTTCCTGACGGCGAGGCTCACATATTTGGCGGGGCCAGAAGGTTAAGCGTTGAAAACCACGACAACATTGAACACTTAAAAGGTAATGATGATTTTTCTTTGATAAACTTAGATATCACTGATTCATCTTGCATCACTAGAGTTGTAAGGGACCTTCAGCCAGACTACTTTATTAATTTTGCAGCCCAAAGTTTCGTTGGGAGTAGCTGGGACCTCCCTAGGCAAACTTTTGCCACTAACGCTACTGCCGTCTTAGACATGCTTGACGCTATCAGACTCTACGCTCCTTCTTGTAGGTTCTACCAAGCGGGTTCTAGCGAAGAGTTTGGAGATGTCGCTTATTCTCCACAGGACGAGAAGCATCCCTCAAGACCAGTCAGCCCTTATGGAGCCTCTAAGGTTGCCGCTAGGGCCTTAGTTAAGGTTTATAGAGACTCTTATAACTTGTACGCTTGCGCTGGTCTTTTATTTAATCACGAAGGGCTTAGAAGGGGAGAAGAATTTGTAACTAGGAAAATCACTAAAGGAGTTGCTAGAATAAAAAACTGTTTAGACAGGGAAGAGTTATTTGATCCGATTCAGCTTGGTAACATACACTCCAAGCGAGACTGGTCTGACTCGGAAGACTTCGTTAAGGGGGTTTGGCTTATGCTGAATCAAAGCAAACCAAAAGACTATGTTTTGTCTAGCAACGAAACTCATGAAATTTCAGAGTTCGTTTATTTAGCTTTTCAAGCGGCTGGAATATCTGGAGAATGGTCGGGCGAGGGCGAAAAAGCTGTTTTTAAGAACTTCCAAGGATTAGAGCTTGTTGAAGTTAATAAGGATTTTTATCGTCCAGCTGAAATTAATTTACTGTATGGAGACTCGACCAAGGCCAGAGAGGAGCTAGGGTGGAAGCCTGAGATCTCTTTTCCCGACCTAGTTAAAAGGATGGTTCATTATGACGTAAATGGTGGTGTTGATCTGTTGTAGATTTCCCTTGACATAAGATAAAGTAGCCTGTAAGCTACCTTTTGTGAATGAAAAAGACAAGCGTCATTACTTGATGGAAAACTTGCTAGTTGACCGCAAGAAGACAAATTTCTTTCACCAAAATAAACAAGCTAAAATCCTAATAGGTTTTTTTCCAGACATAGAGTTTTGGAAGTGGCTTATTTGTAACTACGACGATATGAAGGTTTATACTTTAGCTAATCTGGTTAAGCCAAATATTATAAAGACCCTTAAGTCTAGAGAAAAAATTAAGGCTTTCAGTCTCAAGGAAAGGCAATCGTACACTTTAAGCGAAGAGAAGGTCGGGAACGACGCAATAATAAATAAACCTAATCCAAATAGTGTTTTTGATTTTATAAAAAATGGCAGCAAAAAAGAAGAAAAGTAACGTAGTAGGACTGAACCCAGCCGATCAAATAAGGCAGTATTTATCGGACAACAAAGAATACCACAATGACTTCGCCGAAGAAATTGATTATGTTGTCTCTAGCGGCAGTCTTCTGTTAGACATGGAAATGTCCGGAGGGCTTAGGCCCTCTGTCATAAGAGCTTCTGGCGTGGCAGAAGGCGGAAAGACCTCGTGTGCGTTATCTTTTGCTAGGAACTTCCAAAAAATGGACAACAGCATGGTTGTCTACGTTAAGGCGGAGGGCAGGCTCTCTAAAGAAATGATCGAGAGGGCAGGAGTGGACACCTCTGAAGGCAAATGGTGCGTTAGAAAGACGAACATTTACGAACACGTTTTAAATTTCCTTAGGCATTTAGTGCAGGACAACCCAACGGGATGCAAATATCTGTTCATCATAGACTCGATGGATGCTTTAGTTAGACACTCTGATTTGGATAGGCCTTTCGAGGAATCCAATAAAGTTGCCGGAGGGTCTACTCTTAGTTCTGATTTTTTAAGAAAGATTGCGCTTAGCCTTAGTGTGGGCGGTCACATTTTATTTCTGATTAGTCAAGTTAGAAGTAAGGTTTCAATAAATCCTTATGATAAGGGAGACCCCAGACTCACAAACGCTTCAGGAGGAAACGCGCTTCTCCATTATAGTGATTGGATTTTAGAGTTTCAGCCTAGATATAGCGCCGACTTCATCAAAGAAAAAGATGACCAAGGCAAGGAGGGTATAGTTGGCCACTTTTGCAGAGTCATTTTAAGAAAAACCCCAAACGAAAAGACTGGGTCTTTAGTCAGATACCCAATCAAGTACTTCAGGAAGAACGGCGAAAGCGTCTGGACAGAGCAAGAGGTTATAGATGTAATGACGGCTTTTCACTGCATATCAACCAAAGGCCCTTGGATCGCTTTCTCCGATGAAATGTGCGCGGACTTCGACAAAAATAAGATCGAGTATGAAAAACAGCACCAAGGGATTGAGAAGTTTAGAAAGTATCTAACGTCAAATAAAAAACTTTCAAAGTATTTATATAATTATATTTTAGAGGCTTTTTCGAAATAATATGAACATAAAAATAAACAGACTAATATCACAGGCTAGAATACCCACTAGGTCAAACGATACAGACGCAGGGTACGACCTGTATTCCGCTGTCTACGGAAGGATAGAAGGAAGAACTAGAGGAATAATTAATACAGGGATATCTATAGCTATTCCCGAGGGATACTACGGCAGAATTGCTCCTCGTTCTGGTCTAGCTGTAAAACATGGGATAGATGTTTTAGCAGGGGTCGTAGACTCTGGCTACCGAGGAGAAGTTGGTGTTGTTTTACATAATCTCGGCTACATGGACTTTGAGTACGGCGAGGGTGATAGGGTGGCTCAGTTGATTATAGAGAAGTGCCACGATGTTGTATGGGAGGAAGTTGATAGCGAGAAGGATCTATTTTCTTCTGAACGAGGTGATGGGGGCTTTGGTAGCAGCGGAAACTAATTTTCTTTGAAGCTGTACAATGTAAATGGCAGACTCGTCGGTAAGGATGTAGTTAAGTATAGAATCAATTGGAACAAAAAGTGCAGATCTAAAGTACAGTTTAAAGTTAAGCAATTTTTAGCTCCTTACTGGAGAAACCATATCTGCTTCGAAGAGTTTCCTGTTTTTGGAACTAGACTAAAAGTTGACATGATAAACTTCACAAGAAAAGTTGCTGTAGAAGTTCAGGGCAAGCAGCATTATTCTTTTAACAAGTTTTTTCATGCCAACTCTAGAATGAAGTATTTAGCTTCAATAAAAAGAGACAACCAAAAACATCAATGGCTAGAAATGAATAACATCAAATTAGTTGAGGTCTTAGAAGACGAGGTTGATATTTTGTCTAAAAAGTTTTTTTATGATAAGTTCGATTTAGTCTTGTGATAGTGTAATTACATTTATGTCAGGGTTTAAGTTTCCAAAGGCTATATTGGCCCAGATTAACGAGTGCTCTAAAGGTGGATTTATTCTTTTTACCTTGAATGAGGCTGGCGACCCTATCGTTCATAGCCGTTTCGATGATTCAACTGCTGCTTTAGCCTTGCAATATTATGCCAAGAACTGGACGGAAGTCATTGACGAGCTTAATAATAAAGCTACTTTCTCTAACATAGCCGCAATACTGGAGGATCAAAGCCAAGAAGAGTTTGAAGAAGAAGAATTTGACCCAGAGGACGAGGAAGAAGGGTTGATTTAACTTGACTAGCTCGAAAGCGTAGTTTAGAATCCATTGTTCGATGGAGTTGTATTCTCTTCAAATAGAAAGGCACGTGCTTGGCGGGCTAATTAGAAACCCCAAGTCTCTATACGAAATCGATAGATTCGTTAATGAAGATGATTTTTTTCAGCCGACTCATGGCACTATCTTTTCTGTCGTTAAGAACCTGATACTGTCCGGCAATAACGTAGATAAGGTAGTAGTTTCAGAAAAAATAAAAAACTTAGGTATTTCTTTTAAAGATGACATTAATATCTATGACTACATAGAAAACCTTTGTTTTACCCAAATATCCAACAAAGGACTGATCGACTCATGTCAGGAGTTGTTGAAGCTGAGAATAAGAAGAGACTTAGTCGAAAACGCTGACAAAATTAAAGACTATGTTAAGTCCTCTGGTGCAGATAGCGTCGACACCATAGTTAGTTCTGTTGACAGGATACACTCTGAAAAAATCGATAGCT